CACGCCGAGCCGCTTGCGGTTCGAGTGAGTACCTGCCCCGGCGTTCCGCCCGCCGGCAATCCCCCGCCGCCGGATCCGCCGCCGCTCTGCGCCGCCTCGTTTATGGCCGCTACAAGGGTATTCTTGTCCGCGGTGGTCAGCTCGTCCATGTTGCCGATTTTTGCAAGGAGTTGTTCGTACTGCGTCAGGGATATATCCGGCAGTTCGCCATCCGCAGCGCCGAATGGCAGTACGTCAAACCATACCGGGCCCGTCGTCACGCGGCTGTCGGCCTTTATGCCGGATAGTTTCAGTTCCCAGCGTCCCGCAGTGAGGTTTATTCCCTGTTCTGCAGTGATTTCGCCACTTGCGAGCTCCGCGGTTATGGTCTTATCTCCGCATACAAAATAGGCCGTGATAACGCGGCCCTTCCAGTCGGCGTCAAACGCAAATTTTGCAGTCAGATAGTTTATGCTGTCCGCCACCACAATGGGTGTGCGCAGCATAAGCCTCTGCCCGCGTATAATGCCTGTAAGCATAGTCGCCCTCCTACAGTTTGTATTCTATGACATAAGTGCCGGATATTTTATTCACTTTTACCCGGTCGCCCGCTTTCAACGAGAGCGCGGCGTTATATTTATAGCGTTTCTGCGTAGCGGTAGTTTCTCCGTCAAATTTGAGCGTGGCTTTGCCGCCGGACACTGCCACCACGGTGGCAAATTTCGCCGCTGATGGCCTGCGCTTTTGTAAAAACAGTGCTTCCTGCTCCTGGTATATCACGCGAACACCACCTTTTTTGCCTGATGCTCCATGAGGGCGCCAGGGCGTATCTCTATTTTCCAGTCGGTTTCTTCGTATACGCCTACCAGCTCCCCGTTGTACAGTCCGATAACATCTCCTACGCCATGGGCCGGGTTTACGGCCGTGTAAAATTTGATTTTTTGCGTTGCAAACATGGATTTCACAGCAAGATTATCCGCGTATTTTTGCAGCGCCGTCTGGCTTGCTATATTATCCAGTTCAACCGGCGTCGCCAATATGCGCCGCCCCCTGCGTACCGTGGACAAAGCGGAGATCATGCTGTCATTTATGCCCGTTGCGGTCATGGGGTTGTCATAGTCAGGGTTAGATACGTTGACGATGAAAACGTTGGGGGCCTCATATATGTCCATTTCCTCTGTGTATTCCGGGGCGATAATACTATATTCGTCGTCCCGATACTCCCGGTCTATGTTGGAGCTGGACGGAGCCTCGTACCTTTCAAGGCGGGCTACCCCATCAAAATCAAACCAAACATCCGAAAAGTTTATTTCGGACAGCAGTGCATTGATGATGGTGAGATATTCCGTTCCTATTTCCCAATCCTCACGGTCTGTGGCAAGAGTGTCCTCGCAATCGTCCATCCGTATGCGCGGTATTCCGGCGTCCCGGATAAGGCTCTGTATCGCAGTCATGTATGGCGTCCCCGCCGCAATATAATACCGGGTCTCGGTTTTGGTTTGTTTGAGCCTCAGCGCGCGGTCGTATGCCTCTATGGTGTCCTCATTCTTGCCGTATTTCGTGTGTTTTGTGGTCAGCGTGCCCACCATGTATATGCCGAGAGGATACTCTATGCCGTCCTTGATGTAATACGGCCTTATTTCATCGTTTAGATAATCCACATTGTCGTTATGCTCGAACACGCCGTACATGGAGGTCTTTATTTCGCCGTCAGTAGTCATGGTGACGGTGGGGTAGCTATCCCCCACCGCTGCCAGATTGTGCTCTGTAGCAGCCCCGTTGCGTATCACCTCAAAGCGGCTGGCTACTACGCTCATCGTATCAATCATACTCGATCCTCTCATTGTTGTCCGTCTGCTGTACGCTGCACGAAAACGCCCTGAAAAACTGGTCTATGCTCAGTTCGAAGCCCATCAGCGGGCCGGTGCACAGGCAGCCGTGCTGATCTCTGTATATCACGGTCTTGCCCAGCAGTCCCTCAAAAGCCGCCGCCTGCGCCGCATCGTTAAAGGCAGCGTTAAAACTGTATATTTTGGTTATTTGCTGTGAGGTCTCAGCCACGGGATACCGCCGCCCGGCGTAAAACTGATACGCTACATCCTGATACGTCGACACGCCCAGCGGGCTATTCTGCGCGGTGGAATATTCCAGCCGCAACCATTGCATTTCGCCCAGCGCCGCTATCTCCGGCGCGTCTACCGAAAGTGTGACCGTGACCTCATTGGACATGGAGTAACTGTCTCCAGCAACGCCGCGCACTTTATATTTGTGCGTCCCTATGGCCATTTGGTCGGAGTATGTGTGTGCCGTGGTTTTTGCTATTGGTATGTCATCGCGGTAGATATAGTAAGTTTTGTGATCCGTTTCCGTCCACGCAAGGGTCGCTTTTTCGCCGCCCGCGGCAAAAAGTGTTATTGGCGCGCCGGGGGTGTTGGCAACGGTAAATTCAGCCGTTCCCCAGTCGCTCCAAAGGCCATATTCGTTTTGTATCCGCACCGCGGCTATGTGCGCGCCATCAGCCAGATATTCTTTAACCTTGTACTGCCCGTCAGTGCTGTAAGCGGTGTGCAATACTACATTGTCGATCTTTATTTGATAGGCAAGCTGCCCCTCGCCGGTCCATGTTATTTCCGGCCGCGGGCTTGAGGTAGCATATACCGTTGGAGCCGGTGGTTTGCCCTGGGCCGTAAATGACGCTTCTTCGCTCCATACGCTAACTTGATTGTTTGCGTTCGTGCAGCGCACGCGCCATTTTACGATGCCTGCGGCAAAAGTGTTTGGAGGTATATTTACATTAGTGTTTGCCGATTCTGCGGAGGCCAACGCAGTCCAGTCAGCGTGAGATGCGTCCTTATATTGCAGTTCGTATTTTTTCTGTGCTAACCCCTCACGGCTTGCGTATGTCCACTCAAAATTTATCGCATCCCAGCTTCCGGCGTATGTGTTTTTCGGTTTTGTCGTTGTTGCGGTTATTTCGTCGTTCGGGAGCAAACCCTTTATGAAGTAGTTGCCGTATTGGTTTTGGTCGTCTTCCAGTTGTGTTGATTGGGGGATTACAAAAGCGGGGACAACCCTCATCGTGCTAGACGGGCCGAAGTATTGGTTGTAGGCGGTGCCATCATGGTAGATGTACCATGCGTATTCGGAGGAGTACTGCGAAGAAAGCCACCAGGTGGTCGATGCGCCCCCCTTTTTCTTTATGCGCCTGTTGTTGCTGGTGTAATATTGGAGAGCTTTGCCCTCCGCAACTCCGCTGTTATTGCCAAAGCCCGCCATGGTGTAGGTCAGGGCGAACATCTTGCGGGTTATGCTATTGCTGCCTTTGAGAGCAAAGGTAACATCTATCATTTTTTCGCGCAGCGTTTGCGGGAAACTGTTGAATATCGTATTTTTTATAAGATTATCCAGTGTTCCGTCCGGGTATAGGGTCGAGTTTCCAAACTCCGATTCTTCGTATGCATTTTTGTATACCAGCACTGCGCCTCCGGATACGAGGTTATTTTTATCCGCCACTTCGCATTGCCTGTTTTCTTCGGTGCCTACCGGGATGAGTATTGTTGCCCCGAGCGGCAAGTCTGCTAATGTCGCCATATGTTACCCTCCGTACCCCATCCGCACGCTGCGTCGGTAGTTGTTCGCCATGTCTACCAGCTTTTGTATATCGCTTATCTGCGACATATCAACTCTGATATTAAAAGTGTCGCCGCCCACGCCGCGGCTCTCCTGATTATTCAACACTCTGCTCCCCTTCGGTAAGTCTATCAGTTCCGGCCCGTTTTCGCCCACCCAAGTCAGGCCGCCGCGCCAGTTGTCGGTGCCGGCGGCGTTATGCGCCACGCTGCCCATCCAACGCCCGAAGCTGCTGTCTGTGCCGTTAAAGACGTTGGCTATGCTCTGTATATTCGAGGTGTCAAATCTCTTCTGCCCGAAGGAGAAAAGATAATCCAGCGTGTCTGTAAGCGCTCCCACAGCGTTTACGACCACCTTCACCGCGTCCGCGAACAGGGCCAGTACGCCGCCAATCGCCTGGAATACCGGCTTTAGCAGGTTGAGTATATCCAGCACCGGCTCTAACGCCTGTAACAGGTTGCCCGCCAGTTCGATGGTTGTGCCGAAAAGGTCAACCAACCCCGTATCCGCCGCAAACTCCGCAAATTGCATCGCAAGGTCGCCCACGATCTGTATTACCTGTTCGAGGGCCGGTGCAAAAGCAGCCGCAACTTTGCTTTTCGCGGCTTCCATTTTTGCCTCGAACATTCCGAGCGAATCGCTGAGAGAGGCCAGCTTTTGTATGTCCTCGTCCTTCACGATGGGCGCTGCCGAGGCTATCTGTTCTATTGCCCTGCCGTATTTTTCAAGCATGGGGATAACGGCTTCTTCGCCGGTCGTTCCCAGCAGTTTTGAGGCTATTGCATTTCTATCGGTTACGTCGGACATCTGTGCCAGAGCGCTGTATACCTCTGTAAAAAGCTGTGCCTGTGATTTCATTGTGCCGTCGGTGTTTGTCACCGATACGCCGAGGCGGTAGAACATTTCCGCCGCTTCGCCGGAGCCGCTGGCGGCGTCCTGTGCTTTCTCGGCAAGGGCGGAAAGGTCTCCCTTAGCCTGATCCATCGAGTAACCCACGGACTGCATGACATAATCGAGCTGCTGATATGATTCGGTGGACATGCCAAGCTGAGATGAACCGCTCTCGATTTCTTTGGCCCATTCTGCCTGCTGCACCGTCAAGTCGATAAGCGCTTTTTCTACCACCACTATCGCGGCGGCTACCGCCGCAAACGTGCCTATCAGCGCCATGGATTGACCATCTATCTTCACCATCCCGTCGAGGGTTCCCTTGATGTTGTCCGGCAGGCTTATTCCAAATTTGCTGCCCAGTTCGTCGAGCGCATCGCCCAGCCCCTTGCTGTTGTCCCCCGCATTATCAGCCCCATCGCCGTACTCTTTCAAGGCTTCCGTGTTGTTTTTCAGCTCTTTTTCGGCTTTTATGAGCGCCGTTTCGGTGTCGTTCACGGCCTTTTTCATGCGCATCGTGCGTTCGTCGGCCTCGCCATAGGCCGCGCCCACCTTCTTTAGCCACTCTTCCTGCAATTCCAGTTTGTCTTTCAGGTTCAACACGCTTTCGTCGAGGTTTTTGTTTTTTGCGTTCAACGCCTCGGCGGAATCGGCATTATCCTCAAACTGCGCCGCCAGCTTTTTTGATTCCGATTGCAGCACTTTCATGCCGTTATCTATGCTTTTCAGCGCTTCTTTATATTCCTTTTCCCCTTCGGCTATAAATTTCGTTCTTATGCTCGGCATTTACGTACCTCCCAAAAATGCGGATAGGCTTTTAGTTTTCTCCTGCGTTATGCCCTGCATTTTTGCATATTCTTTGATTATTCTTGCTATCCTGTACGGCGTGGCCGTTTTCCAGAATTCCCTTTCACTCAGTCCGAATCGTATCACCCATACCGTAAGATACCACGCGAAATTTATGGGTTCGTCTTCCGCGTGGTTTTCGCGTTTTTTGGTTCCGCTTCCTCATCGCCGCGAAGCGCCGCTGCAGTCAGTTCCATCACGAGCGACGTTACGCCCGAAAGCTGTGAGGGCGGTATGAGCCGCCCCACTTGCTTCACGGTATAAGACTTGTCGGAGCCCTCGCTGTCAAGATAGTCGTTTATCATGGCAGTCAAAAAGCACACGATTGTCTTTGTCGTAGCGCTCCTGAGCGCTTTTGATATATTGCCGTCAAACATTTCCTGCACGTCCGCCAGCACATTCATGTTGCAGCAGAGGGTCATTTCCTGTCCGTCAAAGGTGTATTTTGCGGTTTTCAGTCTTATATCCATGCCGTTCTCCTTTTATGACGCGCCGAAGCACTTGTTTATCCACGCTACCGCATCGCTTTCGCTTGCCAGTATTGCAATCTCCATGATATTCTTGTCCTCGCTGTCATCTGCTAAAAACTCGCCCGTGGTCGTGGGAGTCTGGAAGGTGATGCTGTCGCCTTTTGTGGCGTATACATAGCCGGGTGCGCCAAAAAGCACCTTGTACACAAAGACGGCGGTATATTTGTCCGTGCCGTCAATAGCGTCCGGGGCGTAAAAGCCCATGCCGACATACTTCGCAATGTCCTTCGCAGTGGCTTTAAGGCTCTTTTGTGAGGTGTTTGTTCCTACGTTGCGCGTATTTTCGCTCATGCCAAAAAGCAGTTTCTGTGCCGCGTCGGTGATGTATTTCACTCCAACGCTGGCAGTGCCGCCGGTTATGAGTTTCTTGTACTCGGCAAGGCGGCTCTCGGCGTACAGTCTGCCCTCGGCAGCGGTCAGGTTCAGCTCCACGCTCATTGCGTCGCCCATACTTATGGGCGTTTCATAAGTGATAGTGCCCTCGGTGTTTATATATTTGCCGATTTTTATTCCTCTGAGATCAAAAGTAGGCATTTAATCCAATCCTTTCTGCTTAAAAAATAGGTTTACCTTTTGGTTCAAAATTTCCTCAAATTTCTTTACTGCGCGTTCCTCGGCTATTGTCCAGAAACGGGAACCGGGGTCGTTAGAGCGCCCATAGTTGCGGCTGAATGCCACTTGCCCATTGGACGCGCCGCTGTCGTTTTTCCCTGTGGGCTTCACCATAACATAGCGGGAGCCGTCCTTATCCTTGCCTTTTGATTTTTTGATAGAGCGTAGCAGAGAGCCGGTACGATATTCGCCATACTGATATATGGCCCGTTCGATTTCCCGTTTTGCATAGTCTGCGCCATCGTTCATCAGTTCGTCGTTTAGTTCGTCTATGCCGTCCCTTACGCCTTTTAGGGCCGCCTCCACCTCATCAAATCCGGAAAACTCAACGTTAGCCATATATCCCTCCTACGCCCACCGCGGTCATGGCAATGTGGTACAGTCCCGTGTCCACTTCGTATATTTCCGCGTCCACAGTGCAACTCCAGCCTGCCGCAGCGAGCCTGCCCTTGATATCCTTTATAGCCAGCTCGAACGGGGGAGTGTCGGTGTAGTAATCCACAGAGTACATCACGCCCGTTTCCTTTTCTGCGCCCTCTGCGTATAGCGTCCCGATCTGGCCCATGCACTGATACGTGATATAGCTGCGCTGGTCGCCCATGTAGGGCGGGTGGCATACGGTGTATCCATCCTTGAGTATCTCCGCTATGGTCATGCCGTCACCACCCTCTGAGCCTTAATCTCCAAAAATTCCCGGCGGTCGCCTATGTTGTCTATGCTGATGATCTCGTAAGGCTCGGCATCCCGCTCATGCCATATGCGGCACTCGACGGTCACAAGGGGCGAGTAGCGCATGGTTATGGTCACGGGCTGCCGCAAGTGCAGTTCTTCCGCCTGATATACCTCCGTACCGTGGGCATTCACCCACTTGCACCACACGGGGCCGGGGAAAACATTTTTAAAGCTTTCCGCGCTGAATCCGGCTTTGATGCTGTATTCCGGCGCTTTTATGGTGATTTTCGTTCGCATTTCGCCTGCTCCAGCTTTAATTGCCATCAAAACCACCAGCCTTTATATTGATTCAGCATCGCGCGAACCGCTATGTCTATCTCGGCCGTAGAACCCTGTATCACAGCCTCCCGGTTGGTGTACCAATGGCCTATGAGCAGGAGCATGGCCTGTCGCACAAGGTAGGGTGTCTCCTCGTATCCTGCGGTGTAGGTTATGACTGCGCCGGGCTTGTTTACCGTCACGGTGCCGCGGCGCACGTCTGCGGTATACTCCACCGCCTCGCCGTCCACTGTAACGCTGTCCACGCTTATCACGGGGCCACGCGGGAGTGTCACAGTGCCGCTCACCTCCGGGTAAGCGGTTATGGACTGCTCCGCAAATGACTTCCCGCAATAGTTCTCGCAATATTCGCGGGCCGCGCTTATGAGAGGAGCTATTATATCCTTGTCCTCGCTGGTATCGCCGGGGTTATTCCGCAGATGCAGTTTTACCTCTTCGAGGCTTAGCGGTTCCACTGCTGGGGGTTGTCTTGTTATTACCATTGTCGGCCTCCATGGCTATGGCGTAACAGCCCCTGATGAGCTGCCGCGCCGTTGCCTCGTCTATGTCAATGATGGAGCCGGGCGGGGTTACTCCCTCCGGCCCGGCTGCTAAGGTCAACATTTTGATTTTCATCAGCTCGCCTTCATCTTTAGGCGGCTGAACGCCTCGCCTACTACGGGTGCGCCGTCGCCATAGTACTCGACAACGTAGCCTATCTCGTTGTTGACGGCGTACAGCTCGTTAAGCACCTGTATGTAGAGGCCGTCGCTGTCGCATACCCAATAGCCGGTTTTAAAGTCGCCGTATACTGCCACGTACTTGCCCGCGGCTACGGCGTTAGGCGCGTACTCGGACATATACACGGGAGCGCCCAGCAGCATATCAGGCTGTCCTGCCTGCACGGAGGGCTGCCATATATACTGGCCGTCGCTGTCCTTGAGCTTTGCGATCATCTTGCAGAGGTCGCGGTGCATTACCCAGGAGGCCCCGCGCATATACTGGCCCTTCACGCCGTATTTGCACTCTATCAGGTCGTCGGTGGCCACGGCGGTGGCGGAAGCGGCGGTAACGTCGCGCCCGGTGGCTATGCCGCTGTCAGAGGCGGTAAAGATGCCCAAAGGCTGGTTAGTGCCCGTTCCGCTCATAAAGGCGTTTTCCTGCGCCGCCTCGATCTTGTACAATATGCGGTCAAGCACGGTCTGATCAGGGCTGGGCGCGTGGCGCATGAGGGTCTTGGATATCTTAATCAGTTTGGCAAGGCGCTGGGGCTTAAATTCGCGGCGGCCGAAGGCGATGGTCGCCTCTTCGGGGGCTGCCGCCACCTCGGTTGTCCATGCCACATCAGACGCATCGGTAGTCAGGCTGGGATACCCAAGGCTCTGTGCCTGACCTATGGGGCCCACAACGTTGCATATCTGGCGCATAAACATGTCATTTTTGAGCCCGGCTATAAGCTGGTTGACAAACTCCACGGGCGCGGTCAGATAACCGGCGGTAGCGTTTGTGCCAAGGGTCATGGTGGTGTTTTTGTACCTGGTTATGGACTCGGGATCGCCCTGCAGTGCGCGGGCAAATACTTTAATGCGCAGTATTCCGGCGTCCAGCTTGTCGATCACTTCACCGGCGGCGCGTTCCCGCTCGAGCTGCTTCTGTTCGCGGATTATGTTAGCGTTGAGCGCGTCAAACTCCTTTTCGAGCCGGTTATAGGTCTCGGTGGATTCCGCGTCCATCACGCCGTCTTCAAATTTGTTCATTATTTCGCGCATCTGGGTTGCGACATTTGCGCGATCCTGCATCATTTCGTAGAGCTTTTTCATCGGTTACTTATACCTCCAAAATTTTTAGTTTAGTCGCTCTGAATCTCTTGCGCTGCTCCTGCAGTGCGGTGTTTATATCTGCTGCGGGCTGGATTGCTCCCCCGTTGTCAGGCTCCCTGTTTTCCGGCGGTTCCTTCGGCGCGTGCTTGTACAGCGCAAACCACTTTTCGCTGTTTACACAAGCCGCGATCTTTTTATTCTCGATCAGTTCATCCACAAATCCCATGTGGAGCGCCTCGGCACCGCTCATCCATGTTTCTGCTGTCATAAGGGCGGATATCTCGTCTTTCTCCTTGCCGGTGCGGGCGGCGTATATGTCCGCTATCTGGTCGTTGATACGGTCGAGCTCGTCGGCGGTCCTGCGTAAGTCCTCCGCCCCGCCGCCGGCGTATGTCCATGCATTATGTATCATCAACGTGGCGTTTTCGGGCATTTTGATGGTATCGCCCGCCATGGCAACCACTGATGCGGCGGAGGCGGCGAGGCCGTCTATATGCACGTTTTTTGTCGCCGGGTGGCGGTTCAGTATGTTATACAAGCTAAATCCCGCAAAAATATCTCCGCCGGGGCTGTTTATATACACATCAAGGGTGGATATATCCCCCAGCGCCGTCAATTCTTTTTGAAATTGCGCAGGGGTTATTTCGTCGCCCCACCATGACGTATCGCTGATCTCTCCGTACAAAAAAAGCTCGCCGGCGTTGCCGAGAGCTTTAAACTCCCAAAATTTATTCATTTTTCAGGGGTGCTCCTTTCGCTTGCGCGCTTTTAGGCGCGTTGAGTTTTGCGTTTTCCAGCGGCAGCATGTTGCCGTTGATAAAGTATATCTTTCCCAGCCCATCGGGTATGGGGTTCATATCCTCCAGCTCGCGGATATCGTCAGCACACATCACGCCGTTTTGCCGCATGGTGTTGTAGTAGCTCGTGCGGGTGGCGGTGTCGCCCCTCAGCAGGCTGTTTGTGTTGAATTTAAAATAATACTTCGCCTGCTCCGCCTCGCTCAACAGGTCACGGTAAAGGGCCTGCTCTATACGCACGGATAAAGGATTTATGCAATCCCGGACGAATTCGGCGCTCTGCTGCTCAATATTTGAAAAAGTGGCTTTTTCCAGATCCATGCACATGTGCGGGGGTACGCCGAAAATGCGACATATCTCGGTTACAGCCCATTTGCGGCTATCAAGGAGCTGTGTCTTTGACATGTCCCTGTCCCACGGCTGCGCCGTGGAGCCGTTTTCCAGAAACATCCATTTCCCGGCGTTTTCTGCGCCGCCGTAGTTGCTCTGGAAGTCCTTTTTGAAGCGCTCGTATGCCGTATCGGAGAGTTGCCCCGGATAGGTTATATAGCCGCCGGGGGAAGTACCGGAAAAGCCCCTTTGCGCGTATTGTGTCATGCTGTTATTCAGTCCCAGCACGCTTGCGGCTATGGTCATTGGGTCTTCCGGCGTGCGGTCGCCAAATCTAAAACCGGGGATAAAGACAAAATCGCCCTCCCGGAGCGTTTCTGTTATGCCGTCATAGGTGACGTATATATACTGTTCCCCGTTTTCCCGGTTGGTGTACACTTCCGAGCAGCAGGAGGTGGGCAGATTTTTGAGGTGTCGCACAAAGCCGTATCTGTCCCGCACTATGCGGAGATACCCGCCGCGAGTGAGCAGCATGTTTGCCACAAGCATCTGCATAAGCTCATACGCCGTGGTGGTGCGGTTGGGCAGCACATACAACAGCTTATACAGGGGATGATCCCGTGCCTTTTGTTTGCCCTCCCCGGTATTTTTGTACATGTGCAGGGGCAACGCCGCCATAGTCTTGCTTATCAGGTCAACGCACCGGAATACCGCCGCGACCTGTAGCGCCCCCTCTGCGCTTATGGTGTAACCCTGCCCTGCAAGATACATCTGCCATGCGCTATCATCAGATACAGATGGCAGCGGTTTCACGTTCGCCGCCCGTATCTCGTATGTTTTGCCAAAAAGTTTAAATTTCTTCACTGTTTACCTCACACTATTCTCAGGCCGCGGTGCTCGTATACGCTGCGCTTGGGTTCCAGTTTTACCGCCGCCGCCATCGCGTCTATCAGGGCGCACATCGGGTCTATCCGCTCTATGCTCCTGTTTTTCATGGGTTTTATGTTCTCGTTGCCGTCCTGGGCTACTACTACATTGCCAAACGCCCAGCGCCCGCAGGGGTTCCTCTCGTGGGTCATTTCGCCCTCGCGTAGGAGTCGCTCAATTTCCTTCATTGCTGGGGACATGCCGCTCATGGTCTGGGGTATGGTGATTATCTTCTGCGCCGCAACCTCCTGCTGCATGAGGGGGCGCAGGGAATCTATGCGCCATTCGTCCGCTGCAATATATTTAACGTCATAGTCAAGCATGAGCTTGTCCAGATAGTTGGCGATATAGGCGTAGTCCACACAGTTGCCGGGGGTCGCGTGCATATGCCCCGCCTGCACCCATTTGCCAAAAGGCACGTGGTCCCGGTGCTCCCGTTCCCGCATGTTTTCCTCCGGGATCCACGCATCCACAAAAAAGCGCCACTCCGTTTCCTCCGGCAGCGGTGGGAAAAGGGCCGCCACGGCGGTCAGGTCGGTGGTGCTGGACAGGTCTATGCCTACATAACAGGGCCGCCCCAGCATATCGGATTTATGCCAGCCCCCTTCGGTATCATCCCATAGGGTGATAGGCAGCCAGCCGGTGCGTTTAAGCGAGATCCATTGATTGAGCCGGAGCCACCGGAAGAGCTTCTCTGCCGCCGGGCTGTTTCGGGCCTTTATCGCCTCGCTGCGCACATTCTCAATTTTGATGGATACGCCCAGCGAGGGATTGGCTAAGTACCAATTTGTTTCATCGTATATGTCCGCGTCCTCAGGGACGGTATAGATTTTGGCGTAAAACGCCGGGTCTGTCAGTTCGCCGCTCAGCACCTTTGTTGCTATTTCGTGCTGTTCCCAACCCACACTTTTGCGGTCGGGGTCGTCGCCCGCGGTGGTGATGCACCATATGAGCTGCTCATTCCGTGCAGCACCCGTACCAAATGTCAGCACGTCCCACAAGTCCCGCTTGGGGTGGGCGTGTAGTTCATCTATGATGACCACGGAGGGGTTAAGGCCGTGTTTGGTCGCCGCCTCTGCCGACAGCACTTTAAAGCGGCTGTGTGTGCGGAGATTCAGCATTTCCTTCGTGCTGTCTTTGATTTTGATTATCTTGGACAATACTTCGCTTTGCTCCACCATGCTCTTTGCGGCGTTAAAAGCTATTGATGCCTGGTTCCTGTCTGCGGCGCCGCAGTATATCTCGCCGCCCGGTGCGTCCATGACCAGGTGATACAGGCTCAGCGCGGCGATAAGTTCGGTCTTGCCGTTTTTCTTGGCGATCTCCAGATATGCCATGCGGTACTGCCGCACGCCCTCGGCGGTCACGGTGCCGTATACGGAGTTTATGACCTCTATCTGCCATGGTAAAAGCACAAAGGGTTTGCCGTAAAAATCGCCGGTATGTTTAAGGGCCTGTACAAACTCGATAACTTCGAGGGCCTTGTTCGAGTTAACCACCGTACTTGCTCAGATATGCGGCCATGGGGTCGCTCTCTGCGGCTTTTTTCGCTGCTGCTACACCCATGCGAGCACGGCCCACCGGCGACAGGCACAGCTGCTCGGCGTATTTTATGATATTCTGCCCCTCCCGGCGCATGATGGTGATATACGGGTTTTCCGTTGGCTTGCCGTCCGCCGCCCGGTATATAAGCGGGCCGTTTTGGTATTCCGCCTCGGCTTTTTGGTATATCGCCACACTCTCGCAGTAGGCAGCGAGGGCGGATATGTCCAGATCGTTAATTATCGGGGTGTCGAGCTGGCGGTAGAGCTTTACTACCCTTTTCCATTCCTTCTTCGCCTCCGGGGACAGGCTTTTGGGTGGTTTTAATTTGTCGGAGCAGCCGGTAGGTTCGCCATTCTCCCGGTTTTCCATCGTGTCTTTGGTATGCCGGTTTTTGCCGTTATCGACGAGCTTTAGCGGCCTCGGCTTTCTTCCTGTCGGCATAGGCTCCTCCTTTCTCAAATTCTGTATTTGCCTATGATTTTTTTGTGTCCTTTGACGCTGTTGCAATGTATGCAGGCGGGCTGGTGATTGGTGGTATCCCAAAAGCGCGGGTCGCCCGGCCCGTCAGGCGGGTCTATGTGATCCACGCACCGCGCCACCATAGTGCAGCCATCATCCAGCCGCAGGGCGCAGAGTTGATGTTCCGGGGCCGACAAATACCAGCGGGAATATTTGCTCCATCGGGTATCATATCCGCGCTGCCGGGAGCTGCCCCGCCGCTCGTCCTGGGCGTGTATCTGCTCCTGCTGCCGCAGTTCGCCCGCCGTCCGGTGCTCATCGCAGTATCGTCCGGCGGTCAGCGCATTACATCCAGGGTACTGGCAAAAATGTAGGGCTCGGCTTGCCATATTGCCGCTCATCTCCCTCAAAATGCTCAAGGGCCGCTCTTCGCAGCCCTTTTGATGGTATTATTATAGCACATAAAGAGTGTGGGAAAGTGTTGAGTTTTATTTATCTCGTTTCACAATAGGTTTTGGTTTTATGATGGGCGGTGCGGTTCGCGCATAAAAAGTTTTTGCCTTATTATTTTAGTTTGTTTATCTTTTCGGTTGACTTTTTAATCTGACAGGTATATAATATAGACATAACAAGAGAGGAGATAAAGAAAATGATAAAGGTAGTAAACAAAAATGGTTGTGAAATTGATTTTGAAGCAGCAACGCAGCACATGGACGCAAGAATAGGTGATAAGGTAAGCACAGAAAATCCTTTTGCTACATTCCAACAGTATTTCACGGCATACGAGGAGGCACACGAAAAGGCGACCGGCGAAGAGTGGTTTTTATCCGGCAGCAACCCCGTTTGGTAACGCAGAGTGACGCCCACAAGGGCGGTAATGCGGCAGGCCGGTCACAAGCCCGGCGGCAGAAGGAACTACAAGATATGATTTTAAGGAGGTACAATATGTATGTATGTTTGCTGAATCCGTATGGAGTAGATAATGGAATGAAAATATGGTATCGTAAGCAAGGTAATTATTGTTTTGATTTTGTATCGTCCAAGAAATTTGCATCACCACTAACTAAGGACGACGCGCTGAATATTATGCGCTATGCGGATTGGTACAAACAACAATATAACGCCAGTGCAATCAGGTTAGAAGGATAAAACGGTTATTGTATAGCAACATGGGAGGATAAAAATGCAGGTAGTGAAAAACGGTGAAAAAATTGAGATGACATATGATGAGGTCTGTTATGACCTCGGTTTTTGCCCTGCTGTGCGGTTTGTGGACGTCACCCCCCGTGGGGCGGTTACATTTACAACTGGCAGGCCTGAGGAAATCCGGATGCTCTATCAGACGGTAAAGGACAAAGGTTACAAACCCGCGCAAAAATTAGCCGCTTTGATGCGACCAAGACTAATATAATCGCAGGATTAACGGAGGTGAGCACATGACAGACAACACGGTTAAGGCCCTGGGCCGGGCGTATGGTATAATGGCGGCGCAGCTCCCCGACATCATCGGGGCGCACTGCCGGGTGCAGACAGCTAATATGTGGCCCATCCGCGGGCTGGGTGAGGGGTTGCGGTATATGATTATTAACCGCAAACTCACACCCGATGTCGACAGAGCCATACGGGACGCGCTGCAAGGCGCAGAGGATATAACCGAGGGCGAACACGCGCTGCCGCTCAACCAGCAGGGCATATGGGAGCTTGCCTATATGCAGGGCCGGTGTGCTCCCGTGCTCAGCGACGGCGAGTATTTGCGGGATCAGCTCAAAGCCAAAGGGCTAACGATGGAGCAGGCAGCCGAGGCTTGTGAGGTAAGCAAGGCCGCCGTGCATTCTTGGTGCGCCGGAGTTAAGCCGATACCGCAAGCGCGGCGGGAGCTGCTGGCGGCAAAATTTGGGATAATGATATAAGAGGGCTATATCAGCCCTCTTATACGGTATTCTCTTTACGCTGCTATTCTGCCTATCAGCCTGTCTACACCCTGTCTCTCAAGGGTCTTCGCCCAATCAATCGAGACGTGCATTTGCTGCGCTATCCGCTCCCAATATCCCCTTTTTGCCACTCCGTATTTAACGTACCGCAGTCTTATTGCCTCATATTCCAGCGGCGGCAAACACATCACTTCAAATTCTATCATTCCCACCCAATGATCGAGATTTTGTAATTCGTCTTCCAGCCGTTTTTTCTTCTTTCGCAGTCTTTTTAATTCCCGCGAAGCTTTTATCACCGTGGCCGGAGTGCTGTCCGGCAGCTCGGTACCGTGCGGCAGGCCCGTAATCTGCTGCGGGTGAAGGTCGTATTGCGCTTCGATCTCCTCGTCAACGCTAATTAACAACCGCTCTTTTTCCGTCCTCGTGCGCTCTGCATTACCCCAATACATCAGCAGTCGCCGCACGGCTGCCCGCTCATCTCGCCTTTCCCGCGTTGCTTTTTTCGGATTCAATTTTTCGCCTCCTTTTTGGATTAAAAACCGTCGTTTTTGATGTAATTTTACAAATCTTTTCGATGACCAATTTGCCGCCGCCGTTTATTTGTAGTTTTGTTGTTTTGGGGCGCCCCATTGCCGTTCATTTTCGAAGCTTCTCAAAAATCGAAAAATTTTTCTTCCGATGGGCCGCCCCGGTACCACGGAGGGTTGATTTAGCTTTTTGATGCCCCCCTCCCCTCTATTTTGGCCTGTTTCCTCCGGCACAGGTTTGCTGTGTTCCCCCACCGGCGGAGTTGCCCCCGAACCCTCCAACGCTTTTCCCTATCATTCATTTCAACACTTCTTTCCGTGCTTATATGGCCGCCCACGATTATAGGTCATCTTTTGTCGCACAATCTCGTCCGCGTCCAGTCCCTCATGACTAAACCAATCCAGTATGCGGATAAGACAATCCGCCATCTCGGTGGCTATGCCCTCGGGCTTGCCGTCCTCGTTTGCCCATACCATAGGGCGCCCGGCACGGTACTCCTCTACCGCCTCGGACAGCTCGCTATGGCAAAGGGCGACAATCTCCAGCAGGTTGCGAGGCTCGTCCCACCAGCCGTGAGTAACGGCGTTTTCGTGTATTTCCTTCGCCAACTTGTACAGCGGCTCTTCGTTGTTGTGGATCGTTATCATTTTTCTCCCTCCCATATCAGCGGCTTCCCCTCTGCGTCTACCATTATGCATATGCCGCCTTGGTATACTTTTAGGTATTGTATCCCCGTGAGGTTATCGACATATATCGTATACGATGCACCCGTTTCCAGCGTTCGCAGTCTGTAAGTACCAGCCTCAGCCTTGTTGCACCCGCACAGGGCGAGGGTCAGCAGGGTTAATATTGTTATTGCTATTACTCGTTTCATTTTTCCTCCTTCGGTGGTTCTGGTAAATATGCCCAATGGGTTATGTGCTCATGTGATATTCCGCCCCATGGGTATTTCCAGCGGCAAACCGTTTTGCCGCGAACATCGGTCTGTTCATAGTAGCGGAATCGTGTTCTGCGCACACCGCCGTCAGATACGACCACGAGTACACCGACACGCTCGCAGATTTCCCTCGTCAAATGCACATCTGGCAAACAATCCTCAATCGCGTGCCATTCCATTCGCTATTCCTCCTTATCCATCTCGACCTCATCTACACACTGTACAGTACCAATCTTATAGCACCCGCATGACGGGCAATGATACACGCCCATTCGCCAAATTATGTGCAACACGCCGGTTCTGCCGCAGTCTTCGCATGGATACGTTATTCTTTTCACGCTTCCTCCTTCCTTTCGCCGCGACCACAAAAATGCTGTTTTTGTACGCTTACCGGAAATACATCATTATCCACGATACAAAGTTCATATTCTGCGTTATCCGCTGTCGCCGAGATACAGTACCGGCAATCTATACATCTCACCACCTCCACTACATCGGTGGCGGGTTCTTTGTCGATAAATGCTATCCAATCACAATCGCTCGGTTCGCACGGTTCTTCACTGCATACCTCGTTGCAATGCCCACATACAAACTGCTTTGCTCTGTTTTTAGTTATATATTCTTTTGTCATACTTCTTCCAATGCCTTTTCAGCTTCTTCACGGACTGCAACCATGTCAACATACTCTTGCGGGTTATGCGCTTTTACATGTGGGTCGCTAAATTTTTTAGCACTCTCAAGCAGTGCTTCTATAATTATGTCTTTATTTGTATTGCAGTCGCACCTGGCAAAGCAATAATATTTGTCGCCGATTTTTACAGGCATTATTCTTCCTCCTTCGGCGGTTTGACCATTTCTACCCGTAAGCTCTCTTTTATGTAGTAATCAATGCCAAGTTGCTTGCATAGTTGTTCGGCTTCTTCCCCAAACTGTTTCCAGTTAATATTTGACGAATAGTAATTCAATTTCCCAATTTTAACCTTGTCAAATATGTCATAACAGTTCTCGATACATTCCAAAACCCGATCTGCGTCCGTTACAGGCTCAAAAGAACACCATGTTTTTATTCCCCAGTCATGCGCTTCTTTCACATCTATAAGCCTGTCGCTTGGCATATATAAACCGCCATACATACCATCATAGGTAATACCGTACCAATCGTTTTCATCCAGCAAATCAAAGTCACGGCTCCCATCGCCCTTTGTAAGTATCTGAACATGGTTCCCACTTGCCTTGATAGCCTTTATAATCTGCCGTGTCGCCGTGGTATCATGTCCTGTGGGGTATGGGTCACAGGTGAAACACAGGTGTATCAATTTGCCCGCGATTCCTTCCCGCTCTAACTGTTTAATAGTTGCCTCCACAATTCCATCACGAGGCTTTATGTTAGTGTGAAACTGTTCCCGATCTTTCCTTAACACTGACGGGGCAAAGCAGTAATAACATCTGTGAGGACATCCCGTGTAAATGTTGATAGCATAATCGCCGTACTCTTTTGCTTTTCCTTTAGGTATATAAATTGGCTTCATCTTCATACCTCCTTTGGCGGTTCGGCCACCTCCACTACATCGGCGGCGGGGATATCCTTCAAGTCGATTTCCTTGATGTACCTGTGCAATACAACTCCGCTCAATTCAGGGTCGTGGTGCTTTACTTCAATAACCTTTTCCAGCGCCGCTTCTCGTTCTATGTACTCTTTATATTCTTTACTCATTGTCCGTCCTTTCTGCGTTCAGCCAGTTTTCCAGCGTTCTCTTACATTCCGATCCGTTTGGCGCGATAAACCGCCGCCGGGCAGCAGTCGCAGTCCACTATCTCGGCGAGTTTGTCCGCCAGCCATTCGGCGGATTGCTGTTTTAGGTATTCGTGGTTAGTCATGCCGCTCACCTCCTGTTTCTGCCGCCTCAATGCGCTTATTGAGCCGCTCAATCTTCTTGGTAATCCACTCTGCCACCTGCCCGCCTACGTTGAATATGCAGCAGAGCTGCCACAGCATTATCTGTACGTCAGCCATTTCCTCTGCAAGATGGTCAGAGTTCGGCTTGCCACGCAAAGCTTTGGTCAGTTCTTTTTGTAGCTCTGCACATTCCTCGATGGCGACTATGGTCTGGATGGGTTCGCCGTATTTCTCGATGGCTCTGCGCAGAATTTTCATTGTGTTTTTACTGTTCACAGCTCAGTGTCTCCTTTCAAATACTTCTCAATCACCGCGGCGGCACACGGCCAGCCGTAGCAGACCGCGCAATAGTAGCCCTCGGCCATAGCGCCGCTCATAAACTCGTTTTGGTTTGGGGTTGGACTATTGGCGCCAGTTTTGAGCTCGACGTATATGCCATGGTAGCCGCCCCGGGCGGCAGGAATAAATACGTCCGGTACGCCGGAATGTACTCCCTGCCCTATCAGCCGCGCAGCGGTGCGCTTATCGCGTAAGCCGCCGTTGGGTATGTGGTGGTAGAGCGTCAGGGCTGGATACTGCGTCCGCATCATCCGCGCCCAGTTGGTCAGGGCGGTCTGGTGCTCGTCCTCTTTGCCTATTACCGGTTGGGCAGGCCGCCATACGGGTATACCCGCCCGGTTGAGGGTCATGGTGTAGTCCTTCAGCAATTGTTTTTACCTCCTTTTTGATATCGTCTTAAAATCCGACGCATTTACAAGGCCCCGGCAAAAGCCTCGCGCTTTGCGCCGCTTAACACCGCCGCTTGGGCGGGATTTTGACATATTTGAAATAGGTAAAGCCGAACTCTGTCGCGCCGCTCTCGACGAGGATATAGTCTTTCGGAGAGCGCGGCGGTTTGGCCGGCGTGTAGTTGCGTTTTATGGGTTTTGTCTGCTCCCTGCCGCAGGGGGCAAGGTTACGGGTCGCCATGTAGTGGTGCCCGCCCTGCTCCGGCGTCCAGTGATTAAACAAGTAATTGGCTAATCCCGTATAATCGGGGCCGTGGTCTATGCCGTCATAGTGGACGTGGGCCCGGAGGTGCTCGCAGCGATTGACGCTGCCCAGCGTCCATTGTTTGCGTATGGCCTCCTCCGGTATGCCGTCCGTCAGCATGTGGGCGTGTATGCGGTGGGTGTTTTTGCCTCGGCCCATGTAGATAACGATTTTTGCCTCCGGGTAGGCGTAGAGCAGCCGGCGCCGGAAGTTGACGCAGAGGCGGCGGAAGTCCTTAAAATCGTGTACCTCGTGCTCGTCGTCCTGGGTCAATGTGCTGTATATCGAGGCCGGGGTAAAGTTTTCGTTGACCAGCCGGGTATGGGCCCGGCGGGCTACCTCAGAGTTAAACCGCGCCCTTTCCTCGTCCGTTTTAAATCTCGGCTTCCGCGGGCGGTAGGGTTTTTGCGTCCTGTCGCCCACGGAGTATATGATCCGCTCCAGCACCACGCCGGAATATATATCACGCCGTACCCGCTGCATGGCGGCCTCCTTTTTTAATAATCATGTCTTGGCCCTTTGCCGGGGGCGGTGGTTTGCGGTGCGGGCGTTTCCCCGTTGGCCGCACCTGCCGCCACCCCATCAATGGAGGACCGGGTGATTGCCGCACCCGGCAAAAGGTCAAGTCCTGCCCGTGTTACCGGGCAGGCTTTAATGCGTGTATGTCCTCGGTTTTCTTTGCGCGGCGCGGGATAAATATCTGTTCTATCACTTTGTCGCTGTGGTCGTCCATGAGCTCGTCCGCCTCAAGGATATGCAGCTCCCGCCCGTCGATGCACAGGCGGCATGAGCCCTTGTACTGGGCATATGTCCGTCTGGCTTTCGCAAAGTCGTTGGTCTCAATAACGGTCTGCGTCCCGGCGGGTGTGCGGATCAGGACGGTGTAGGTGGGCAGCGTTTCCTTTTTCTTTTTCGGCATTTTTTCAGTCCTCCCCTAAATCCCCGATTAGATCAACGCCTATTTTCGCCAGCTCGTCGGCGGAGTATTGGCGCTGAATGTGGTTCATAAAATAACTCCCAGCGATTTTTTTGACGTTGGTTTTCGCCGCCAACAGGTAGCCCTCAAATTTTTCGCTGTTAAACAGGGTGCAGGGGCGCATATATTCCTGCATTCTTGTCCCCTTCCATGCTGCCCAGCGGCTGTCTATTACCCGGCGGCAGTCCTCCGGCGTATGGTCCTCCGCAATGCGGGCGTTGATATAGCTGCGGTTTTTCGGCGTTTTTTGGTATTTAGTCCCGGCAACAGTGTTGAGGTAGTCTATTACCGCGTCGGCGGCGGTCGTGTCAGTGATCGCATTGCGGGCGGTAACCTCTCCGGTCTCCCGGTCTATCGTTACTATCAGGGCGGGCCTGCCGTTGATGCTGACAGCGGCCCGGCCTTTTGTGTCCATGTGCTCCCCTATGGCGCGGATTAGGGCGCTGTATATCTCCTTTTCCCCCATAGTTAAATAACTCCCTTCATAAAACACGCCCAGAACGTTTGTGATTTTTTCCCGCTATGGTGCCCAAACAGCGGCTTCTGGCCAATAGCTGCCCACACCTTATCCGCCGGAATATCGTGTTCGCTCCATTTAAAAATAAGGGTTCCGTCGGGTTTCAGAACCCTCATGCACTCCGCAAAGCCGTCATGCAGCATTTGTGGCCAGTTGTCGTCAAGCTTCCCGTATTTTTTAACCAGCCACGCGGTTTCTTTTGCCCCTGTGAGGTGTGGCGGGTCAAAAACAACAAGCGCAAAAGCGTTGTCCGGGAAAGGCAGTTGTGTAAAGTCGCATACTATATCGGGCTTGATAATGCACTTGCGTTCGCTATGCCCCTCCCCACTTCCCCATATGCCCGTCATTTCAATTTCTCTTTTATCGCAGTAAACTGCCGCCGGGTGGTGCTTATTAAACCATATCGTTCGGGATCCGCACGTTACGTCCAGTACCTTCCTTTCCACGGTTATATCTCCTTTTTCTCCTTTTTCGTTTCGCTGCGCTCTATGGCTATGCCGATAGCGGCGGAGCCGGTGCTCTTTACGGTGGCCTTGACCCCGTCTGTGGTGGTGATGACCGCTTTATCTACAAATCCGCCGTACACCCGCTCGGCAAGCTGCTGCAATATCTCCCGCGTCTGCTCGTCCACGGCCATGCGCTTCTGGTGCGGATTGCCGGTAAAAAGCTCCTCGATCACGTCATTTGCTTTTTGCAGGGCCTCAATGCGGTCGCTCTCTCCCCGAAGGGCAGCCTCATGAGTGTCACGGTCGCGTCTGGCCTCCTTGCAGTCACACATGAGGGTAGCTATCGCGTCCTCGTCCGGGTCCTTGAGGTTTGGGTGCAGCGCCAAATAGCTTTTGATGTTGATTATCTGCCCGCAGTAACGGCAGGCGCCGTGAATCCTTTCCGTTGTTTCCATTTTGTTTGTCCTCCTTTGATATGTTTTTTCGCAGTCTTTTTACGAGCAATAGCTTTCCAGCACTGTCAATCTGTAACTGCCGTCCTTGTCCGGCGTATCGTCAATCTGTACCGATTGAGGGATTATAAAAGCGGGGACGACACCAAACGTGAAACACGAGTCGAAGTCGTGGGCGGAGCCGTCCGCGTAGACGCACCAGGCGTCGCCAGAGAATTTCCGCGAGGAAAGCCACCAGAAAGCTGCCGAGCCGTCATATGTCTTTATTCGGCTATTCCTTCCCGTGAATATAGGGCATGTGAAGCCCTCGTCCACACCGTGGTTGTCGCCGCAGCCTACCATGGTCAACGTGGGGGCGAACACTTTCCGTGTTATATCCTCAGCGCCGCTGCCGTTATATAGCGGGATCGTGCTGGGGATAATCAGCTCCTTAAGCTCGTCGGGGTAGCTGTCGTATATTTCGGTCATGCGTTTGTCCAGGTCGGAATCGGCGTACTCCGCGCTGTCGCCAAACCAGCACCGGCTGTGTATGTCTTTGCGGATAAGCCCTGCGGTGCCTACGTCAAAATTATTGAGGCAGCCGAGGGTGTAGTCAGCCAGCTCGTAGGTTCCACCCTCGCGGCGCTCGGGGATTTTGATGTTGGTTCCGAATGGTAGTTCTCCTAATTTCATTTTTTATGTCCTCCCTATGATCTGTTTTTAACTCATTTGCTCCACTTGTCTGGCGTTGAGCTTGCCGCGCTCGATCAGTTTGTATATTTCGTGTCTGTCGATGCCCAGCCGCTCCCTCGTCTCCTGCGTTGTCAGCCACTCGCCGTCCACTTCGACGATCCACTTCCTGTATATACGCGGCGGCTCGTTTTTCTCGTCCGGTAAAAACAGCGGGCAGGCGCGGATGACGTAGGACTGTATAATTGTTGTGTAGTTTTTGCCGTGGTAATAGTCGCTGCCCTTCAGCGTTGTCTCCCTTGCCTCCCAGCCCTCAACGGGTTCGGGGTCGGCGCGGCGAGACCAGCTGCAGCCCATGCCCGGCGCGTTGGTCGCCCTCCGGCAACGCCAGCACAGGGTTTGTCCGGTTATGCACGCTTCCATGTCTATCTCCTTTTGCGTGGCGCGAAGGCAAAGCCTGTCATTATGCCGATCACAAACATCGGCACTCCCCAGCTAAAAAATGCTCCCCACATATCAATCCCTCCCTGTCGCAATGTGTAAGTTGATGTTTTGATTGTTGGCGTCAACGCATATCAACGTTGCGTCCATGAGTTTGCCGATGGTTTCGTCGCACGCTCCGGGCTGTATGTCTATCCTGTTATAGCTGCCCAGCAGTTCCCCGCCTGGGGCATGGTAGAGTTTTACCCGCTGGCTCTTGAGCAATGCCAGCATGGGGAGGATTTCCTTTACTTGCATATGTAATCACTCCTCCATTTGCGGTATTTCAGTTTCTCTTCGTCCCAATCCGGGTATTTGGCCATAAGGTAGGCGCGAAGGACCTTTTTCAGCTCCGGCCTGCGTTCTGAATTGTCGTAATCCCTGTGGCATTCAGGGCATAGGGTGACGATGTTCTCTTCTATTCCCTTTCCGTTATGGGAGCGCGGAATAAAATGCGCGTCCGGGTTGCCGGGTCTGCCGCACAGGACGCAGCAATGATGATCCCTCTCCCATACCCACCGTTTGACTTTGAGAGGTATTTCGCATGCTTTTGTGCGCTTGCTTTTCATTGTCTTTTTATGAGCAATAGCTTTCCAGCACCGTCAATCTGTAACTGCCGTCATTATCCGGTGTGTCGTCAATCTGTACCGATTGGAGGATTATAAAAGCGGGGACAACACCATTCGAGACCGAGGGGCTGCCGTAGTAGTTGGCGGAGCCGTCCGTGTAGACGTACCAGGCGCGGTCAGAGGAGTACTGTGAGAAAAGCCACCAGTAGGCAGCCGAGCCGTTAAAGGTCTTTTTGCGGCTATTCCGGCCAGTGAATATAGGCCATGTGAAGCCCTCGTCCACACCGTGGTTGTCGCCGCAGCCTACCATGGTCATTGTGGGGGCAAATACTTTCCGTGTTATATCCTCGGCGCCGCTGCCGTTATATAACGGGATCGTGCTTGGGATAATCATCTCTTTAAGTTCATCGGGGTAGCTGTTGTATATTTCCGTCATGCGTTCGTCCAGGTCTGATCCGGCGTATTTTGCGTTACCGCCGAACCGGCACAGGCTGTGTATGTCTTTGCGGATAAACGCAGCCACGCCTGCGCCGAAGAAGCCCAGGGTGTAGTCCGCCAGCTTATAGCTGTCATCTTCTTGTCGCTCGGGAATTTTGATGTTTGTCCCGAATGTCAGTTCTCCTAATTTCATTGTTTTGCGTCCTCCTTATGATCTGATACCCTCCGGCGGCGCGGGCTATCGGCAAACCCGTCCGTAGGAGCCGCACCGGGCCTGAATCCTGTTTATACTCGCCCGGTCGAGTTGCTAACGTGCTGTTGTGGAATTGTTAGGTCATTCGCATCACCTCCGGCGAAAGGAGACAGCAGAGGGCGGTGAGCAGAAGCAGCGTTTTGTCGGACATATCAGGTGGTCTGTGTATATCAAAAAGGAGATTATAAACTCTGCCCATCGGACACCGGCCCAAGATGCCGCCCTCTGCTCTCCCCTTTCGTGCGGGGAGCTACTGCACTTTGTATTTACAATCGTCGTACTTATGGCGGCGGGCAGCCTTTACCCTGGGCTGATCCGCCGTCTTATCCTCTACCATGGAGGCCATGCTCCGCACCAGTATGAGGGGGGCGTGGCCGTCGGCGGCGGTCGCCATGAGGCGCCCATCCCTGCACATGGCGCGTATGGTGCCGGGGTCTACGTTGATGATCTCGGATGCCCGCTTGGTGGTGACATACTCGCCGTGCATCTTCACCATGCGCTCCTCCAGCGCTTCGACGCTGTTTATGCGCTCGTCCACGGCGGCGGTTATCATGTCCCGCAGGAGCTTGTCAAAGTTATCCATGGCGGTTTCCTTTCTGTGGTATAATCAAAAGTAAAAAAGGGTTTTATGCTGAGTTTTGCTTCTTTCCGTATTCTTGTTTACGCTTATTTTCATCGGGGCTTCGGCGTATCCGATGTTGACCGCATCGTGGGTAAAAAGTTCGCGCAGGGTTGTATAAACCAGCTGTATAACAAGAACTTGATATCCGTCAGGTACATCGCCGAAGGCCGTAACGGGCTTTTATTGCTCATAACGCAAGACGGTCGCGGTTTCCTGCAAAGATCACTTGTCGGTGCGCTGGTTACAGCAGTTTCTCTATCGCTTGCAGTATTAGCCCTAATATGACGAGCGCTCCGAGCACGAATATTTGCGTTTGCGTCCGCCTGATTTCTTCGTAAAGGCTCAGCAGCTTCTTGTCCGCGTCCTGCTCTTCCCATTTGCACGTCCACTTGTCTCTAAACATCATGCCGCTCACCTCCTATGCGGTCTGTTCGTCCGTTGCTTCCAGCAGATAGTCAATGGAACAGTCAAATAATTCGTGCATCTTTATAAGTACCGCTGATGGGATATTGCCCTCGTGTATGTAGCTATTATAAGTTTTGCCTGTGATGTTTAATTCTCTGCATATTTGCTGTTTTGTGTAGCCTTTTCTTGCTCTTTCAGCCTCGATATTCAAGCGCATACGTTCATCATCTCCATTCCTCAATTCGTGGCTCACTAATATAATAATCCCCGATCCGTGGCTTGTCAATAACAAATTCCACGTTTTGAGGATATTTTTATTGATTTATTTTTGTAAGAGTGATACTATTGGATAAAAGGAGATAGGGCAATGTTTGATAATCTTGTGTCTTTCAGAAAATCCATCGGCCTTGACCAGAAAGAATTCGCTGAATCAATAGGTTATAAGAGGACTACTTACAGCAACTATGAATCAGGCCTTCGTGAGCCCGGTTCCGATTTTTGGATTGCCGTATCAAAGAAGTACGGTGTATCAATAGACTACCTCATGGGAGTTACAGATATGCCTTTTCCTGCCAAATATGACAGTTTTGACGAGGATACAAAGGCAGCCATACGCATTATAAGCAGCCTCGATGCCGAGTCAAAGATGAAGGTTCTTGCCATTCTTCGTTTGCTACCTTCTGAACAATAATTCTGAATTGTTTGAGCGCATCCGGGTCGTTCTTCAATCTTTGTAATTCGTTAATGATTGCCACGGTTAATTCATCCACTTGCTTTTCCTCCAAACGTTTGTTCTGTTTTTTTTGATAATAGCATACTCACAATAAGCAAAAAAGGGGGAATTTGTATGAGAGTACCATAAACGGGACTGTGCTCAACAATGTTGCACAAATCGTGCCTCAGATTCGCCTTTAACCGGCAGAGGGAGCGGGAGCCGCTCACCTCCGCCTCGGCCAGAACGGCGGAGAAGCTTCGTGGGAGCCGCCCCGGTCTGAATTAAGCATATCTCGTTCCCTTGGTTTTTTAAAGCCACAAATAGTATCCTTTCAGGGTAAAAATTGTTTAAATGGGGGGTAAAATAATGGACTTTGAGCGATTACAGGAGCTTGTGCGGCAATCCGGTAAGACGCAGCAGGAGATCGCGGACGAATGCGGGCTGTCGCTCGCTACTGTCAAAAAGGTGCTTCACGGGCAAACATCAAATCCCGGCGTAGATACGCTGATAAGGATATTAAATACCATTGGCAAAAGTCTGCGGGATATAGATTCTGACTTTGTGAGAGTTCCGCAAGGATATAGTAAAGAGGATTTATACGAAGAACTTATCGCCACTAACAAGGAGCGTATAAACGATCTGGTAGCCGAAGGGCGGCGTAAAAGCATTCAATTGCCCCTGTTGTCAGGTGTTTCCGTGTTATTGATGGTGGTTTTAAGCGGAATATTTATCATAGATAGCAGATATCCGAGCATGGGGCTGATACGCCCCGAAACTAAGCATTTATCGACAATAGCAGGGGGTATAATGCTGGTTTTCGCGATATTCGCAGGCTTTCTCATATACATCAGCATAAAAGAATGGAAAAGGTTAAAATAGGAGGGTTTGGTCAATGGGTATGATACATCAGTGCTCTCAGTGTGGGAAAAAGGGGTTGTTCTTGCCGCTCAACAACCTTGGGCACTGTGAGGAATGTATAAAAAAGAATAAGGCGGAACGAGACGAGCTCAAGGCAGAGCAGGATGAGCGCGAAGCGAAACAGATCAAATGCGAGGCGGCGCAGGACGTGCCGCTCATCGCCGAAACGGAAATTACAGACGACGAGGCAGAGAAAAAGGAGGAAGTTGAAAATATGGAAAATACCGGTGTTCGCAAACCGAATGTATCTGAAAAGGACTGGCTTACTACGCTGCTTTTATGTATATTCCTGGGTGGCTTGGGTATACATCGGTTTTACGTCAACAAGCCGCTCACGGCTGTTCTTTGGTTGCTGACTGCCGGCTGCTTTGGTGTTGGTGTTATCATAGATATATGCAGTATAGCCAGCGGCAGTTTTACGGACGGCGACGGGGCTGTGATCCTCTCAGAAAAGCAGCGGGACAGGGCACACGGCTCTGGTGTGCAGGACGCGCCGCCCGTTGATGCCGTCGAGCAGCTCCGCAAGCTGGGTGAATTGCGGGATAGTGGTATCCTGAGTGATGAGGAGTTTGCGGCGAAGAAGTCCGTATTGCTCGGCAAGATAAAATAAAAAATCCCCCGGCTGTTGGCGCAGCGCAAGGGGGATCAGAGGTGGATGCTTCTCCGCCTCCGATTTTAGCATAACGGGAGGTTTTTGTAAATGGCAAGGCAAAGCGACGGGAGGTATAGGGCTAAAGTAACCGTCGGCAAGGATATGAACGGCGGCAGCGTGATAAAATATGTATCCGGGCGCACAAAAAAGGATTTGGAGGCCGCGAAGGAGGCGGTCAAACAAGAGTTCATCACCGGGCGCACCGCGCAGAAGGACGCGCTTTTCGGCCCATACGCCATACAGTGGTATAACGTCTACAAAAAGCCGAACATAAAGGAATCGGCACAGAGCGGATATAAGACGGCACTCAACAAGCACATATTGCCTGTTCTGGGGGACAAGCGGCTCACCGCAATATCCACTATGGATTTGCAGGAGCTGCTTAACTCCAAGGGCGATACGTGCGTAACCATAATCGAAAATGTACACCATGTGTTAGAATCCGTTTTTAAGCGGGCATACTCCGAGGGGATAATCCAGCGGGACGTGACCGTGGGGCTGGTCAAGCCCACGAAAGAAAAGTCGAGCCGCCGGGCGCTGACGGAAGCGGAGGAAGCGGCGGCAAAGAAGCTGATGCAGGAGGAAAACGGCCTGCTGGTGGCATTACTATACTATACCGGAATGAGGCTTGGCGAAGCCCTCGGCCTGCAATGGGAATGTGTAGATTTCAAGAAGAATGTCATACACGTCCGGCAGCAGGTCAATTTAAGGAAGGGCATGATAACCCCGCCCAAGACGAAAGAGAGCATACGGGATATACCCCTGCCGGACGAGCTGGCGGAAATGCTCGTGCGGGGATTCCCTCAGGCGTTTGTATTCCCCGCCCCCGATGGAACATACTACCGCAATTCCTCTTCAAATAGGCTTTGGCGTTCGCTGATGGAGCGCATGGCAGAGTTGGATCCGGACATTGAAACGAGAGAGGACGGCGTCTCTATCCTCACGCCGCACTACTTCCGGCACAATTACGCCTCCATACTCTATAATGCCGGTATTGACGTGCTTTCCGCGCAGAAATTCCTCGGCCATGCCAACGTAAAGGTAACGCTTGAAATTTATTCACACCTTTCAAAGGAAAAAGAGGACGCAAGCGCTGGCGCGGTTATGGACGCTTTCAAAAAAAGGTTGCCGGAAAGTTGCCAGAGCGAAAGCACAAAATGAGCACAAGCAATCAAAAAAACCCTAAATACCTAAGAAAAACGCCCGTGCAGCACGGGCGTTTTTGATGTTTGGTATCCGGCGGCTACCTATTTTCCCGCCCGAGGCTCCCACAGTGCGGCAAGGTCGTTCAGCGTCGCAGACGCTCCTCGAACTCCCTGCCTTACTGGATCTCCTGTTCGCTTCATCGTCCACCGGACGCGCTCACAGTCGATCCCATCACCAG